TGTAGAATTTATTATTAATGATTTAAAATCTTACTAAAATGACAAAGCAATTTTACATCTGGACAGAACAAAATCAACATTCTGAAAAATATTTTAGAAGTGAGCATCAAGCGGATTTATTCGCTAAATCAAAAAATTATAATAATTACGAAATTAGAGAAATTTATATATTATGACAAAGCAAGAAATAATTGAATCACTAGAAATTTGTATTTCATTATCAGAATCTACAGAAAATGTTTTAGTAAAAAACAAATTAACAAAGATTGCAAAGGCATTGATAGATAAATGGAATCGTGATGAACACTATGTAGAACAAATTAAGCAGGTTCTTAACTACGATGAAACTATGGAAAACTTGAATAACATTAAACTATGAATGAAGAAGCATTAATTAAGATACAAAGTATTGTAATAGGTTTAGATAGAGATTTACATAAATACGTTAAAGAATTAATAGACGGACAAAGCAGATATTCAGAAGAACAATTAACAACAACAATTAACAGCACCGAAAAAGAATTAAGTATTTACAACTATATTTTAAAATTAATAATAAACGATGGCAACAAAAATTAAAACATTTGATAACAAGATTTGGGATAAACAAGAACTATTAGACAATATGTATGACGATAGTTTTTACTATGGTTATTTAGGTCAAAATGCGTTAAGTAGTTCAAGTTTAAAAATGCTAATACAATCACCAAAGACCTATAAATACGTTACTAAATATGGTTCAGGTGAATCACAAGCATTAAGAGATGGAAAATTATTCCACACGATGGTTTTAGAGCCACACAAGATAGATGAACTTGTAATTGTAGACGTAGCAACAAAAGCAGGAAAAGCATACAAAGAAGCAAAAGCAGAAGGTAAAGATGTTTACACTAGCAAAGAAGTAAAAGATGCAGAACGTTTAGCTGATGCATTACTTAAAAATGATGAAGCAGTACACTATATGAGTAAATCACAATTTGAGATACCAGCTATATCAATGATTGATGAAATACCATTTAGAGCAAAAGCAGACATATTAAAAGAGAATATTATTGTAGATTTAAAAACTACTACAGGATTGAATGACTTTAGATATAGTGCATCTAAATATAGTTATGATTTACAAGCGTATCTTTATAGACAAATGTTTGATGTAGAAAACTTTGTTTTTGTTGCAATAGACAAAGGAAGTTTAGACATTGGAATCTTTGAATGTAGTGATGAATTTTATGAAAGTGGAAAACGAAAATTAGAGCAAGGAATTGCAAACTATAAATACTTTTTTGGAAGTGAAGAAATAGATTTGAATCAATATGTATTAAGAGGAATTTTATAAAACAAACAATTAGAAACAAATGAAAAAAGCACAGATTTTTAATAACCATTTTCAGAACTTTAAAACATACGCTATACCAAAAGCACAATTAATTATAGCAGATATTCCTTATAATTTAGGAAATAACGCTTATGCTTCAAATCCAGCGTGGTATAAAGACGGTGATAATTCTAACGGTGAAAGTGCATTGGCAGGAAAATCTTTTTTTGATACTGATGAAGATTTTAGACCAGCAGAGTTTATGCACTTTTGTAGTACAATGTTAAAACCTGAAAAGAAAACTATAAAAATTGAAGGAGTTGCAAGACAAAAAAGCGATGCGCCTTGTATGATAATATTTTGTGCATTTGACCAACAAATGGATTTAATTCAACTAGGAAAAAGATATGGTTTAAATAATTATATTAATTTAGTATTTAGAAAAAACTTTTCAGCACAAGTATTAAAAGCAAATATGAAAGTAGTAGGAAATTGTGAGTATGGTTTAGTTCTATATCGTGATAAATTACCAAAGTTTAATAATAATGGTAAAATGATTTTTAATTGTATTGATTGGCCAAGAGATAATGTAAACGAAAAAATACATCCAACACAAAAACCAGTTGAACTTTTAAAAACTTTAATTAAAATATTTACAGATGAGGGTGATATTGTTATAGACCCTTGCGCTGGTTCAGGTTCAACTTTAATAGCAGCACAAGAATTAAAAAGAAAAGGTTTTGGATTTGAAATAAAAAAGAACTTTCATAAATTAGCTGAACATTGGATTGATGAAGAATATCAAAAATTAAGTGACATTGAAGAATTTGGATTTGCAAAAACATTAATAGAAAAAACAGAAAAAACATTATTTTAAAATGGAAATTACACAAAGATTAAAAGAAGTAATTAAGCAAGAAACAAATATAGATGTAAACCAAAACACTAGACTACGTGAAGTAGTAGAAGCTAGAGCGATGTATTGTTATTTGTTAAAGTATTTACAACCAAGTTCAACACTTAAATTTATAGGTGATACAGTAAATAGAAATCACGCTTCAATTATACACTTATTAAAAACGTATCCTATTATAGAACAACAAAATCAAGAACTGAAAAACAAAAGATTAAAAATACTATCTTACTTTGAAAGTGGTGATGAAGAAATAACTGAAGCAAGTGTATTAAGAAAACAAATAAATGACTTACACTATAAAATAAACCAATTAGAGCAAGAAGCAAATAAACCAAAATACAGCAACACAACAATTAACAAACTAAACGAACTAATGACTAAATACGATGGTACAAACAACAAAGAAATAATAACAGAAAAGCTAGAAGCATTTTATAAAATGAATAGTAACTTAACAAGATTTATATGATAGAAGCAGTAATAGTATTCGGAATAATATTTTTTGTACTTTTGTTTATTATGTGCGTTAATGTAGGAAACAAAACAATAAAAGAACTAGAAAAGAAAGCACCAACAACTTACACAGAAAATGAATTATGACACCAAAAGAAAGAGCTGAAATACTTTATAGCAAATACAGCAAAGAGTATTTAATATCTGTAGTGAAAAGCTATAAGACAAAAGAAGAAAAAGAACATTGGATTCTAGTAGCAAACGAATTAAACAAACTTTATAAAAATGAAAAAATATAAAGTAATAGAATTAATGACTTTAGCATATGAAGCAGGATTTAACCAAGCATCAGTTGTTGAAGCAGGGTTAGAATCAAAAGAAACAGAATTATTTGTAAATTGGATTTATACTAAACACGTAAACAATGGCTGATATATCAAAATGTAATGATTTCCTTTGTCCTTCAAAAAATATTTGTTATAGATACACCGCAATAAGTAGTGAATATAGACAAAGCTGGGTAAATACTAATAGAGATAGTGATGCTTATAACTGTGAGTTATTTTGGCATAATGGAATATGTAAATACTGCGGACAAAATGAGGGAGTTCACAAATTAAGCTGTGCTACATATAAAATACAAATAAACTTATGATTAAATATTCAACTAGAATTGTAATATTATTTGATAATGTTGTTGTAAAAATACCAATTTCTAAAAGAGGTTATTTACAAGGATTGAATGAGAAATACATTTGGGATAAGTATAAACAAATTGGTTGTTTAGCAGAACTAAAATGGATTTTTATGGGCATAGTTTGTCAAAAAAAATATAAACCAGTTAAACGAGTGCCAAATACAAAAGTATGGCATATAAAAGAATTAATACCAGAGTTTGATTTTGACAACTGCGATCTTTACAAAGCTGAAAACTGGGGGATAGAAAATAAAAATTACATTTTGCTAGATTACGGAATAAATGAAAATATCTCAAAATTATATAAAATATGAAGTATCTATTAATATTTGCAGGTTATGAATTTATAAGACCGAAATTGATTTGGTTGTTTTATTATTTAGTTAGCAAAGGTTCAGAATAAACAACAATAGATTTTATTTATTTTTAATATATTTAAATATAACTTTTATTATGGCATTTGAAAAAGGACACAAGTTAAGCAAAGGTAGACCACCTAAAGTAGAAGAAGAAAAAGTAAACAACATTTTTTTAAAAGCATTAGGGCAACTTTACAATAAAGAAACTGAAGAAGAAACAAAGATTGAATTTGTTAAAACTACTTTGATGGAATCACAACGTGGACAGTTATTTATTGCGGAGCATATATTTGGAAAGCCAAAAGAAACTATTGAAGCTACACACAATATAAATGATTTTAATATAAAAGACATATTTAAAATTGGAAATAAATCTGAATGAAAAGTATAACTTACTAGGTTCTGAAAGTAGATACTTTGTAATTACAGGTGGTAGGGGTTCAGGGAAATCTTATTCTTTGAACTCTTTTCTTCTGCTATTGACTTATGAAGTTGGACACGTTATTTTGTTTACACGTTATACATTAACATCAGCAAATGTATCTATCATTCCTGAATTTATAGATAAGATAGAATCAGCTGATTTAACGAATGATTTTTATATTACCAAAGACGAAATCATAAATCTAAAAACTGGCTCTAAAATACTATTTAAAGGAATTAAAACAAGTAGCGGAACACAAACTGCTAATTTAAAATCATTAGCTGGTGTTACAACTTGGGTATTAGATGAAGCAGAAGAATTGACAGATGAGGAAACATTTGAAAAGATAGACTTTAGCATTAGGACAAAAGGCATTCAGAATAGAGTTTTATTAGTATTGAATCCAGCAACAAAAGAACACTTTATTTATAAGAAATTTTTTGAAGACAAAGGTATTCAAGCAGGAAGCAATTTAATAAAAGGCGATACTACATACATTCATACAACGTATTTAGATAACATCACAAACCTTTCAGAATCTTTTATAAATCAAATAGAGAATATAAAAGAAAGAAGACCTGAAAAATACAAACATCAAATACTTGGTGGATGGTTAGATAAAGCAGAAGGAGTTATATTTACGAACTGGACAATAGGCGAATATAAACAAGTAGGTAAATCTATCTTTGGTCAAGATTATGGTTTTGCATCAGATGAATCAACTTTATTAGAATGCAATATAGATAGTTCTAATAAACGAATTTATATTAATGAAAGGTTTTATCTTAAAGGTTTAACAACGTCTCAAATTTACGCTTTAAATAAGCAACACGCAAATGACTGTCTAATAGTAGCAGATTCAGCAGAACCAAGATTAATTAGCGAACTATCTACATTAGGTTTAAATATAGTTCCTGCAATTAAAGGACCTGATTCGGTTACGTATGGAATTAGTGTATTACAAGATTATGATTTAATAGTTTCACCTGAATCAATTAATCTAATAAAAGAATTGAATAATTACTGCTGGTTAGAAAAGAAGTCAAAAACGCCAATAGATGCGCACAATCATTTACTTGACCCATTAAGATATTGTGTTACATATCAACTAGGGAATGCAAACAAAGGAACTTATTTTATCTACTGATGACATACGGAGAAATGATTGCAACAATACAATGTTATATTCATCACACAAAGAATGTAGAAATAGACATAGCATTACCAGCTAATATAGGGCAAATTAAAAAGATGCAGAAAATGTACGCAATAGCTAGTGATTACTTTTCATAGTAAGATAACTATTAAAACCAACGTTTATATTGACATAAAAAGTAATCTTTAAAAAGTTAAAGTTTTGTTAAAATTGTAAATTTGTTTTTTAGTTAATAAAATGTTTATATATTTGTACAAGTTAAAACAAACAAAAAAACAGAAATTATGACAAATCAAATTACATCAAACGGAACAACTTACACTTCTTATTCTTTTACGATTGCAAATACAAATTATGAAGTAATAAAAGTAAGTGGAAATAGTAATTATATTAATGTAAATAAAAAATGTAATTACAGAAGAACATTTGGTAAAAACTTTAAAAATTTTGATGAAGCTACAAAATCATACAAAAACCCACAAATAAAAATTGAATTATTAAAAATTGAAATGGGGTTATCTTAACCCTATTTTAAACCTATAACCTTAAAATAAAAATAAATTTTAAACGTATAACCTTAAAAAATGGAAAAATATATAATTGCAGCATTTATGTTTTTAGTATTATTAGCTTTATTACCAGCAATAGTTTGGCTATGGGTACTTTGTATTGAAGATATTAAAGAAAAATATTTTAATAATTAAATACAAATGGAAAGACAAATAATCAAAGGCAGAAACAACGTAATTTGGATAAAAGATGGTGCAAACTATATTAAAGGAATCCAATACACAGAATCAAAAGAAAACAATAGTATACTAGATGCAATACCTGACTATCAAATTATAAAAGAATATACAGTTGAAGGTTGGTTTAGATTTGATGACGAAAAAGATTTTATTACGCAGACCATACACGCAACAACACCAGCAAGAGCAGAACAGTTATTTAAAAAGAAGTACAAACAACACTTTACAAATGTTTATGTAGAATTACTATAATACCTTTTTTGCCTTACCTACTTGAATTAACCTTTACAGAAATGTAAGGGTTTTTTTATTTTAATTGCTTTGCAATTTCGTATAATACAATATTGACTTTATTTTATTATTAAATAAAAATCTTTATGAATTTAAGTATTACCATACCAACTTCACTTAACGAAATAACACTAGAACAATATCAAAAGTACTTAAGTATTGCAAAAGACAATGCTGATACTACGTTTTTGAATCACAAAATGATTGAAATATTTTGCGGTGTATCTTTGCTTGAAGTATCGTTAATGAAACTAAAAGATATTAACGACATTCTTTTAAGATTAGAAGAAACATTTAAAACTAATACAGATAAGTTAATCAGAACATTTAAACACAATGGAGTTGAGTACGGATTCATTCCTAATTTAGATGAAATAACACTAGGTGAATATACAGACTTGGATACTTATATTTCAGATTGGGATAATATGCACAGGGCTATGGCGGTACTCTACAGACCAATAAAAAATAAATTAAGTAACAACTATACAATATTAGAATATAATGGCTCACAAGAAAGATGTGAGTTGATGAAGACAATGCCTTTGGATGTTGCATTAAGTTCTACAGTTTTTTTTTTCAATTTACTAGCAGAATTATTGATATATACAGCGAACTTTTTGGAGACGGACAAACAGATTCAGCGTTTACTAGAGAAGCCCAATTCGGAGTTAAGTGGGGATGGTATTCAAGCTATTACGCACTTGCTAAAGGAAACGTCCTTGAGTTTGAAAACGTCTCTAAATTAAGATTAACCGCAGCATTTACTTATTTGACATTTGAGAAAGAAAAATTAGAACTAGAAAGAATAAAATAATGAGAACATATTATAAAGTTACAGACGCCATAAAAGAATCATTACTATCTGATGGTATAATTAACAACGTATCTACTGGTGATTTGTTTAACATAGATTTAAACAAAGTAACTATATTTCCTTTAGCGCACGTTATAGTTAATACAGTAACAGAATCAGCATTAGGTAATACAAATATATTTAACGTTTCTGTATTGCTTATGGATGTTTGCGATATATCACCAAAAGAATCAACTGACTTATGGTTAGACAATGACAATGAGCAGGATATATTTAACACGCAATTAGAACTAGGCAAACGATTTGTAGAATCAATGCGTAGAGGTGATTTATATAATAAAGGTTATCAATTAAATGGAACTGCAAACTACGAAGCATTTAGTGATAGATTTGAAAACAAGTTAGTAGGTTGGACTATAACTTTTAATTTAGAAACTGCAAACGATACAACTATTTGCTAATGCGTGAAATAGAAAAAACAAGATTGACTTTAGAAAAGTTTAGAGATTACGTTATACAACAAAGTAGAAGTAATTTAACTAAAGGTGGAAAGAACGATACAAAGAGTTTATACAACGAAATAAAGGGCGATGTATTTGTAGGTGCTAATAGTATAGGAGTTAATTTTTCAATGCCTATATACGGACAATTTCAAGACAAAGGTGTAAAAGGTTCAGACCCTTCGCAAGTTTCTAAAAACGCAAAGATAAAAGGGCAACAGGCACCGAATAGTCCGTTTAGTTTTAAAGGTAAAAGACCACCTAGCCAACCGCTAGAATTATGGGCTAAAAGAAAGAATATAAGATTGCGAGATGACAAAGGAAAATTCAAAGAGGGTAGTTACAAAACAATAGGAATAATAATAGCAAAAAATGTTTGGGCAAGAGGTATAAGACCTAGTTTATTTTTTACTACACCATTTGAAGCAGGATATAAAAAATACATAGATACAGAATTAATAGAAGCATTTGCGTTGGATGTTGAAAGTTTAATGGAATCAAGTTTAAAAGATATAAAATGAAAGTAATATTTGTCAGAAGTCCTTATAAAATTCTAGTTGATGAAGCTACACAAGTTTACACTAAAGTTGTAGTTAATATTTCAGACCCTGCTGGAGTTTTACCATTAAAAACCGTAACACTTGAAAAGCAAATTCCTGACACAGTCAATAGAGCTTGTTGGTTTAATATTTCTCCTTATATTAAAGACGAAATAGAAAACATAGCACCGAGCGCAATTACGCCAACAGATGAGGATGCAAATATGTGGCGAAATGTTGATGTACAAATTTACTGGAAAGTAGATATAAATGATGAATGGACATTTGCAGGAAACGAGTTTTTTGTTGCAGTAAATGGATATAACAATTATCAAGGTGGCTATAATCAATTTATTGAATCAGATGTTGTTTTATTAACCAATCCAAACGTAAATATATATCGTTCTGATAATAACCAATATTTTAATTTACTCATTGATTTTACAACTGGCACTTATGATTTAATTTACAGATATAGAAATTTGGCGGGTACAACTATTGAAAATGTACTTGTTATTGGTAGTGCTTATACCTCTGGAATTTATATGTACAAAGTTCCTTATAGAACTGCAACTGCTGGACTTGAAAACGGCAATAGCGTACAAGTGAGATACGATACTTCAGGAAGTGTTCCAGCACAACCACAAATTTACTTCTTAAACGGCGACGATTGCCTTTACACACCGATTAAATGCGCATTTATAAACTCAAAAGGCGGTTGGCAATACTTAACATTCTTTAAAGCACGAACGGATAGCTACGAAGTAAAGAGCAAAGGTTTTAATCTATTAGCTGATGCGGTTGATTACAATCCATTAAGAGGGCAACGCAAAGAATTTAATTTTGATTTAAAGCAAAGTGTTAAATTAAACACTGGATGGGTAGATGAAAACACAATCGAGTTACTTGTAGAGTTGATGACTAGCGAAACTATTTTACTTGATAACGAACCAGCAACTTTAAAAGACAAATCACTCCAAAAGAAAACAAGGTTGAAAGATAAAATGATAAATTACGAAATGAGTTTTGAATATTCGTTTAACCTTATAAACGACGTAGATTAATATGGTAGGAATTTACATTTACATAGATGAATTAATTGACGGAGTTTTAACGCCAATTTCAAGACGAATAGAGTTATTTGCTGATGAAACAATTACCATAACATCATCAATTCAAAACTTTAATGATTTAGGAAAAATATTTACAGACTATTCCAAATCGTTTACGGTTCCAGCAAGTGCAGTAAATAATAAAATCTTTTCGCATTGGTATGAAAATTCAGTAAGTAATGGTTTTGACCAACGCAAAAAATATTTTGGTAGAATAGAGATTGATGACATACCTTTTCGTTTTGGTAAATTTCAATTAGAGAAAGCCGACAAAAAATATAATAAGATTGAAAGCTATACTATCAATTTTACTGGTAATTTAACGCAATTAAAAGACAGATTCAAAGAGGATAAATTAAATAGTTTAGATTATAGCGAATTAAATTTTGATTACAATTTAACAAATATTGGTAACGCTTTACAATTTGGCACACTCAATCCTTACGTAGCATTCCCTTTAATTGGTAGTGATAGGCGTTTTGAATGTGGCACTAGCAGCGGTTCAGATATTACAACGCCAAGCGGTGAAATAGATACTAGGACTTTATTTCCTGCAATCCCAGTTTGGAAAATATTTGAGTTTATACAAGATAAATATAATCTAACTTTTAGCGGCGTATTTTTAGAAAGTTTAGTATTTAAAAAATTATGGTTGTATTTAAAAAATGCTGAAAAGTTTACATTAAGAACTGAACCGATACAAGTTGATATGTTTACTACTACAAGTTCTGATTTTTACGACTTAACAACTAATGAAAATATATTTCAATTTGGCACAGCAGTAAATAGATTTCGTTCTTTTATTAGTATAGTACCAACAGATAATACAATACCATACACATTAACTATTTATGACAATGGAGTTATATATCAAACTTATGAAAATTTATTAGGTACTCAAGGAATTATATTTTTTGAAAAATCTAGCAATCAAGAGGCGCAAGTTAATGGAAATTGGATTCAACATAGATTTACTTTTTTTGTAAATTCAGATTTGCCAATGACATTTACATCTTTGTTTCAGTTAGTAGCATATAGTGGCATTACTTTTAATATAATAACTGCAAACGTAACCGGAACGCCAACAAATCAATCAACATCATCATTATTAAACATACAAAATTACATTCCAGACATTACAGTCGAGGCGTTTCTTATTGGTATTTTAAAAGCGCATAATTTAATGATTATTCCATTAACTGAAAGTTCTTTTGAGTTTATAACAATGGATGCATATTTCCAACGTGGTAGAATTTTAGATATAACGGAATATTGCGGTAGTGATGAAGAACAAATTAGCAAACCGAGAATATTTAAGTCGATTAAATTTGCATTTGAAAAGTCAGAGAATATAATTAATAATGCTTTTCGTGGATTCTTTAATCGTGAATATGGAGATTTGAATTATGATAACGACAATATTTCAAGTACAGAAGTTTACGATGTTAAATTACCTTTTGAGGATATTATGTATGAGCGATATATTCCACCAATTACAACTGGCTCAACAGTAACCAATTTTGTAACTTCAACGCTATGGAATAAAGACAGACAAGCGTACACTCCAAAGCCAATTTTAATGTACGATAATGATTTTCAAATTTTAAAAGTAGACGGAACAACTACTAATATAAATTATGATTTTGGGGGTAGTAATTTTACCTCAAGTAATTACAGAAGATTTACAAACGAAATAGAAATTGCAGCAACCGATGGAGCTTTTTTATACGGTTTTAATTTTGGCGATGAGTTCGGAGTTGTAGATACTAATGCAGCACCGCCAAAAGGTTTATATGATACCTACTATTCAAATTACGTAGAAAATCTTTACAATATTAGAACTAGAAAGGTAACGGTAAAAGCGATGCTAAATACTTTAATTGTAAATAGCATTCAGTTATACGATAGAATTATTTTAAAAAATAAACGCTACACGATTAACACGATGACAGTTGATTTAACAACCAAAGAAACAACCTTTGAATTGTTGAGTGATTTTAGACAATTTACCGATGCAAATGTAGGATTAAGAAATACAAATATTGAAAGTTTAGTTATAAACAATACAGCGCAAGAAATAGAAGTGCAAGTTTTTTTGAATGACGATGATTTTTGGAACGCTAAAGCATCATTTGGATTTTTAGCAGGAAGTTATTTTCAAGACGATACTTTTCAAGATGGTTTATTAAATGTTTCAGTTCCAGCAAATGGAACCGCAGCGGATAGGAACGGAAATATAGTTATAGAATTTACAAAAGACGGAGTTGATAGGTCAATACAAATACCAGTACTACAATATGCTTAAACAAATTTTAGAAATGCTACATAATATCGAAGACTGCAAAGGTTACGATAATATAGAAATAGCCAAAGGAAAATACGAATTAGCTACAACGTGGAAACAAGCGTTTAAACAAATTAAAAACGAATGGAAAAGAAAGTAATAGATTTAGAAGTAAATTCTAATATAGGTGAATCAATATCTGATTTAAAAGCATTAAAAAGACAGTTAAAAGATACTGCTGCTGGTAGTGAAGAATTTAAAAAGATATTTAACCAAATAGATGATTTAGAAGACAAAATAAAATCAGCTAAATCTACTTCATCTGATTGGATTGATAGTTTAGAAAATGCAGGTGGCCCTTTAGGCGCAGTTGGTGCTGGTTTAAACAAAGCAAAAGTAGCAACGCAAAGTTTTGGTGGCGCATTAAAAGCTACTGGAATAGGTTTGTTTGTTTCTTTAATTGGTGGATTGGTTGCAGCGTTTAGAGATAATGAAGAAGCTACTAAAAAACTACAACCATTACTTGACGGAATAGGTAAAATATTTCAGGGTGTATTTCGTGCAGTAGAACCTTTATTTAACACATTAGTTGATTTGGCTATTAGTGCCTTACCAATGGTAAGCGAAGCGTTTAGTGTTGTTTATGCTTCTGTTACTGCTGTATTTCAATCTTTAGGTTCTTTAGGTAGTGCGATTAAAAAACTTGTTTCAGGTGATTTTTCAGGTGCTTGGAAAGATGCAAAAAGTTCTGTTACTGACTTTAGTAAAAATTACGATGAATCTATAAAAAGGTTTAACGATGGTACAAAGGAATTAACTAAAACAGAAAAAGAAGAAGCAGAAAAAAGAGAAGAAGCAAGAAAAAAAGCATTAGAGAAAAAAGAAGCAGCAGAAGAAAAAGCAAAACAAGCAGCAGTTAAAAAAGCAGAAGAAGAAGCGGCAGCATTAAAAGCTATTGCTGATAAAAAGTTAGCTGATGATATGAAGTCGGCACAAGATGCACTTAATATAGTAAATGCATTAAATCAAAGTTACGAAACACCAGCAGAAAAAGAAATTAGGGAATACAAAGAAAAGAAAGCAATACTAGAAGCGAATAATTTAAGTACTGAATTATTAACACAAAGACATAAAGATAATTTAGCTTTAATAGAAAAAACAGATGCAGATAAAAAGGCGGCAGAAGATGCTAAAATAGCTGCTGATAAAAAGACTAAAGATGATGCTACTGCAAAAGAAAATTTAGATAGAGAACAAGCGGTTGCAGACCAAAAGAAAGCTATTCAAGATTCTCAATTAGGTTTAGCTTCAGCAGCAGTTGGTTTTTTAAGTGCGGTTGCTGGTAAAAATAAGGCATTACAAAAAACTGCAATTATAGCAGAAAACGCTATTGGTATAGCAAAAATGATTATAGCAAACAATGCAGCAAATATTGGAGCATTAGCAACACCACAAGCAATAGCAACAAGTGGATTAGCAGCCAAACCTGTTATAGCTATGAATAATATTTCAACTGCATTAGGTGTAGCAACTACAATAGCAGCAACTGCAAAAGCATTATCAGCAGTAGGTGGTGGTGGTGGTGGTTCTGCTCCGAGTACTGGTGGCGGTGCAACTGGTGGCGGTGCTGCTCCACAATTTAACGTAGTAGGTAACAGCGGAGTAAATCAATTAGCAGACGTAATGAATACGCAACAACAAACACCAGTGAAAGCGTATGTAGTTCCTAGCGATGTAACTACTGGACAATCTTTAGACCGTAATATAATTCGTAACGCTAGTTTAGGATAAAACAAAATATTAAAATAATAATTATAAAAATATGAGAATAGTAGAATTAATAATTGACGAAAAAGAAGATTTGGCTGGTGTAGATGCTATTTCTGTAGTTGAATTTCCAGCAATAGAAGAAAACTTTATTGCATTAAATCAGGAATTACAATTAGCAAAAGTAGATGACGAAAAAAGAATTTTAATAGGTGCTGCATTAATACCTAATAAACACATTTATCGTAGAAATGGAGAAGACGAGTATTACATTTTCTTTTCAGATGAAACTGTAAGAAAAGCAAGTGAGTTATTTTTAATGAATAGCAATCAAAACAACGCAACATTAGAACACGACAAAAAGTTAAAAGATTTAACTGTAGTTGAAAGTTGGATAGTTGAAGACGTAGAAATGGATAAATCTAAAAAGTATGGTTTAAATGCGCCTGTAGGTACTTGGATGGTTACTATGAAAGTAAACAACGATACTATTTGGAATGACTTTGTAAAGACTGGTAAAGTAAAAGGATTCAGCATTGAAGGATACTTCGCTGACAAATTAGAAATGAGTTTACAAAAAGAAAAAGAACAAGAATTAATAGAAAAAATAAAATCAATAATAATTAATGCTAAAACTAATAACTAAAATTATGGGTAACAAAACAAATTCGCCAAAAGGCGGTAAAAGAGGGTGTTTATGCGACGATTCAACATACAGTTCAAAATGTTGCGAAGGTGAATTAATGAATCAGGGTATTGGCAGCACATTAGAACAAGGAACTAGCACAGTAACAAACGAAAATGGTGTTAGAACTATGGTTAGAATTAATGGGTAATTTATCTATTGCCTTGCAATTTATAACAAAAATAAATTATAATAATTAATATAAAAAAAATAGTATGACAACTGAAAAGTTAGTAAATAATGTTTTGTTTGGGAAAACAGAATTAGCAAGTGTAAAAGTAGAATTAGGTTTAACACAGGATTTAGTTTCTGTTTTAAAACAAATATCTTCTGAAATGATTAATGCAGAAAAATCAATTAATACTTTAAGTTCTTTAAAAAAGCAAACTGACGAACAAAAAGTAAGAGCTGATGAATCTATGAAAAATTTAATTGCTTTATATAATAAAGGTTTACCAATTTATACTAAAATAGATAAAATGAGTGAAGAATTAGATGTTGTTGTTCCTAATTTAGCTGATTGGGCGCAAACATTTAAAGATGTTGAACAAGAAGTATCACAAATAAAAATGTGGATTAAATAAAACTTTAAATAAGTAAATATGAATGTAATAAATGAAATTAAAACTCTTTTGGGTATGGAAGTAAACCTTGCTCAAATGAAACTTAAAGACGGTGTTACTGTTATTGAAGCAGAAATGTTTGAAGCAGAACAATCTATTTTTATTGTAAATGGTGAAGAAAGAGTTCCAGTTCCAGTTGGTGAATACGAACTAGAAGACGGAATGATTTTAAGCGTAGCAGTTGAGGGTATTATTTCTGAAATTAAAGAAGTAGTAATTGAAGAAGAAGCACCTGAAGCTGAAGCTGAAGTAGAAGTTGAAGCACAAGCAGAACCAGCTACACCGAAAAGAATTGTTGAATCAGTTTCAAAAGAAATGTTTTTTGCTGAAATTGAAAAATTACAAGCACAAATTGCTGAATTAAAAACAGCAAAACAAGAATTAAGTTCTGATGTTGTTGTTGAACCATTAACACACTCACCTGAATTTAAAACAGAAGTAAAACTAAACAAATTATCACCTAACCGCCAAATGACGACACAAGATATCGTTATGGCTAAACTATTTAACTAAAAATTATGGCTACTACTACAAGTATTACAACTACCTACGCTGGTGAATTTGCAGGGAAATATATTTCTGCTGCATTACTTTCAGGTTCTACTATCGCAAATGGCGGTATTGAAGTAAAACCAAACATTAAATTTAAAGAAGTTATCAAAAAAGTTGCTACTGACGGAATCGTTAAAAATGCTACTTGTGATTTTGATGCTACTTCTACAGTTACATTGACTGAAAGAATTATCCAGCCAGAGGAATTTCAGGTAAATTTGCAACTTTGTAAAAAAGATTTCCGTTCAGATTGGGAAGCGGTTCAAATGGGTTATTCTACATTTGACAATTTGCCACCTGCTTTTGCTGATTTCTTATTGGCTCACGTAGTTGCTAAAGTTGCTGAAAAAACAGAACAAAACATTTGGAAAGGTGCTACTGCTACTGCTGGTGAGTTTGACGGATTTGTAACACTTGCTACTGCAGACGCAACTGTTTTAGATGTAGCGTCTCCTGCTTCAGGTGGTGTTACTGCTGCTAACGTAATTGCTGAAATGGGTAAAGTTGTTGATTTGATTCCTGCTACACTTTACGGAAAAGAAGATTTATACTTATACGTTTCACAATCAGTTGCTAGAGATTATGTTCGTGCATTAGGTGGATTCGGTGCATCAGGGTTAGGTGCTAACGGTACTAACAATTTAGGTACACAATGGTGGAACAACGGTTCACTTTCTTTTGATGGTGTTAAAATCTTTGTTGCTAACGGAATGGCTAACGATTATATGATGGCTGCTCAAAAATCTAACTTGTATTTCGGAACTGGTTTATTAAATGACTTGACTAACGAAGTTAAAGTTATTGATATGCAAGACATAGACGGAAGTCAAAATGTTAGAGTTGTAATGAGATTTACTGCTACTGTTCAATACGGAATTGGTTCAGAGATTGTTCTTTACACTCCAGCAGCATAATCATTATAAACAAATTCTAAAAGGGTGGTGGAATAAACACCACCTTTTTTTTTAACTTTTAAATAAAAAAACTATGGCTTGTGATATTACATTAGGGCGTTTAGAACCCTGCAAAAATGCAGTAGGTGGATTAACTGCTGCTTATTTTATTAATTATGGCGACATAACTGGTTACACTTATGACGGTACATATACTGACGTAATTACTGCGGTAAGTGGTACACCAACTGCATACAAATACGATTTAAAAGGAACGAATAGTTTTGACCAAACTATAACTTCATCACGTGAAAACGGAACTACATTTTTTGACCAAAGTTTAAAACTACAGTTGAAAAATTTGACTGTTAATA